CATTTTCGTCAACATGATATATTTGTTTTGCTGCAAAATAGTGATTCTTAAAAGCTAATTGACCTGAACCATCTGTATAGAATATTTGATTAGCAGTCCCATCGGCTTGTGGATATTTCAATCCGTCAAGAATCACATTACCTGTTCCATCTGGCGTAATCGCGATGTCACCATCTGATACTGACACTATGCTCTTGCCATTGACATCAAGATTTCCTCCTAATTGCGGAGTTGTGTCGTCGACCAATGCCGTTATGCCCGGATCATCATTTTTAAAAGCTAACTGTCCTGAGCCATCTGTATATATGACCTGACCAATTGTTCCATCGGCTTGTGGATATTTCAAACCGTCAAGAATCACATTACCTGTTCCATCTGGCGTAATCGCGATGTCACCATCTGATACTGACACAATAACTTTGCCATTTACATCTAAGTCTCCGCCTAATTGCGGCGTTAAGTCCTCGACAATATTATCTAAATATTCATGAACCACAATGTCGGTTGTTCTAACCCAGAGCCCAGCTCCGGTATCAGGCTTAACATATACATCATCATCCGGTGTTGCAACAGATGCCGGGTCGTAAACATAGACACCTTTAGCTTTACATACACAAATAACGCTTGATGCAAAAGAAGTTGTGTCTATTGTTTTTAACGTCGCTACATTTCCAACAAACCTGTGTAAATAATATTGCTCAATATTTTTTGTAGCCATTCTCTATACCTCTATCAAATAATCACTATCGCTATCAATCATAAAATCATCGTCGTTGTCGATGAGATACATCGGAGGTGGTTCTGTGCCACCCTCACCGAGGAGATCCCCGATCACGCATTCAAGCGAGCATATAAGTAAATCATCAACAATTTGCATTATTACACCAGCCTGACTGTAACATTTGATGCTCCTGTCGATCCTGACAATATCGCCCTAATCTCCATCCCTCGCGCAAAACTTCTAAGTACTCTCAAAATGCCCGCCGTATACTCAGCAGGAACTCCGTTGTCTGTTAGAACTAGCCAATTGCCGCTCTTACCGTAGCGCCCTTGCAAAGTTACCGTACCACCACCAAAACTTGTCGCCTCAATAACCACAGTATACGAACCCCCATCAACAACAAAAGGCTCGCCCGCAGTATCCGTGCTTACTCCATCTAATAATAAAAGCTGTGTCATAATTTATCCTCTTATTTTCGGTACACTAGCACACCGACAATTAATAATGTTCCCCGGGGAACCATTCGGATCTCCAGGAAATCGCAAATATTCTCCATCAACTAAAAAAGGCGCATCAGCACTAACAACTTGCCCATCTGCAAAAACATGACCGAGTCGTGTTTTTTGATCTAAAACTGCAATCCAAACTTTCTCGTGCGTCTGCTCTGTCTGCAATATTGCAGCAGTCGCCGCCACCGCTGCAAGCTCTACTTCTTTCGTTTTCTCAGCAGGTATTTGTGTCTCTGTAAGCGCAATTGTATCCGCTCGATCATACCCATTAGCAATAATAAGCTCAGTAGCCAAATCCGCTACTTGCTCTCTAGAAGTAGCATCGACTAAATCAGATGCATCTATCACCGCCCTGTTTATTTCATCTTCATTAGTTTGTGAAATAAGTGCAGCCCGAACACCTGCGTAGCTCGCAATAAACTGATTCAACTCTCTGTCGATACTACTATCATTTTCATCTTGTTTAAAACTTTTAATGCTTGCGCGTCTTAATCTTTTTGAAAACCGAGCAATTACTTTCTTATAATGCTCCTCTAAAATATCTTGCAATTCACTCTGATAAGTAAAAGCACTAATTGAATGCCCAGTTTGTCGATATATAATATTAAACTCACTGCTTATTTTTCTATAAAATCTACGCAACTTAACTATAAGTAACTTCTCGAGTTGCATTTTTGCGGCAGTATCTTGCGCCGCATAAATTTGCTGCTCAGTTCTCGTTGTATTCAAACTTAAATCATTCGCCATAATGTTTTTTCACAAGTTTCGATATATCATCGTCTGAATGAAGTCTCACCCCTTTATCATCTATTTGCTTTTTTAAAATATTAACAAAATGCTTTTTTTCTTCACTCACACTGCCGATCGGGATCTCAGCTGCGGATCCATATATAATATCTCCACCCTCTATGCTGTCGTATCCGATTAAAGCTCTTTGCTCATTAATCGACAAAACACCAAGCTCAGCTTTCTTAGCTATTTCATCATTACGCCTCGGCTCAAGAGCATTAATCTGTGATTCGTCATATGTGATAATTAAATTTTCACTATTAGGATAGCGCGGCATTAATAGCTGTGTAAGCTCTTCAAAAATTCTCGTAGCTGCCGGTAGTACTGCTTGATCATATAGCTCCATGCGTGCAACTTCTAAGTTATTGTAAGTCATTGTATCTTTTGAAACTAATGCAAGAGGGATGTTATATACTCGATAAATAGTATCAGTGACAACTTGCCTCAAATTGGCAAAATCCATATCTTTATTAGTGATTGAAACAACATCTGCTTTCATATCACCTTCCAGAAGTAGATCTTCACCGGCGTTGCGCTCACCCGCATGAAACTCTTTTATGTATTCTAAAAAAGTGTCTCTTTGATCTTGGCTTAAAGAAAGTGCGCTGCTGTAAATGACAGATGGCCTACCCCCTCTTTTTAGTAGAGAAGTATTGTATATATTTCCTATGCTATGTTGCTCCAGTTCAAAAAAAACAGATTGAACTTTTGACAACCCTTTGAATCCGTCAGAACTCTCGTCGGGATTAGCGTATCGAGCATGGTATAGCTCGGAGCTTCCGTCTTTTGTATAATACCTAAATAACCCTTTAACATCGTTACGATAGAAAATTGAAGGAGTGTTGGTTGGTTGGACTTGATAGGATTCAGGAAAACCGTCTTTAACATTTAGCTTAATTTTTATACTTGAAGATGGAATTGAATATAGCTCCAACGGAGGTCTAAGCACTTGACCTGTTGAGTTAACATACATGTCCCCGGTTACTAAATACGAAATAGTCAATTTAGAAATTAAAGCATAGTATGTTTCAACCACATTGGGCTTTCCTAATAAGTCTAAAACGGGATGCTTCTCTAAAAATATATCTTTAGAAGTATCTTTTACTTTCAGCTCAATAGTCGCTAAGTTTTCAGTAATCATGCCTACCGCATGACGCAAAGCTGAAATATTTTTATAAAAAGAAATAGCTTGCGTGGCTGAAATAGTTTCAAATTCCGCAGCACCTACTCCAGCTAATATGTAATCGACAATAGATTGACGCTCCGCGCTACAAGTTTTTTTCTCTAAATAATCCACTTGTTTCTGCAACTTTACTATATGTTCTTTTTTTGATTTGCCGAAAAGTCCCATTTTTACCTCAAAATTTATATTCTTGTAACTCGCGGTTGATTGCCACCTTCTCTCTGAATGTAATCGAGCGCTTGTGTCGTACTGTCCACGATGTCATCGTGCTTACCATTCGGAAAGTTTAAAAATTCCTTAAGAAAATCAAGCAAATAGGGTGCGTTCTTATCTAAAAACACATTCCCTGCTTGCACCATCGCCGATACAGCATGAACTCTTGACACTTTGTCACGATCTACTTTTACCGCTTTTATAGCATACCTACAGATCTGTTTAAACTCTTGTATCAAAGATTGCCCACTTGCCGCATCTTCAACTAAAACAATCCGAGGCTTATATTTATTAATATGTGCATTAGTCATTGTTTTTAATTGAGGAAACTCAACACGACCTCTAAACATATCAATTAAATAAGCCGACCCAGCACTCATGCCCCAGACTGTAATAACTGTGTAGTCATTTTCCTCACCTGTCTTAAAAGCCGAATCAATTGAAATTATTGGAGCCGCAAAATTTTTACTTTTTCCGTCGTAATATTGCCACCACTCCTGTTTGATAATACCGCCTTCTACAGGAGCTGGCCTCTGCTGCATCTGCCCAGCAATACCCCACTCACCTAAATCCCGCTTTTTTTCTTCAAGATATTCTACAGAGAACCTCGAGGTCAAAAGCTCACCCTCTTTTGCTCGCGGATCAATAAAGTCAATTGACGTTTTGCACCTACGCTCAGAATCGAACCACATCGGCAAGCACAGATGCTCCCACCCTCCGCGCTCGAGCAAATGACCCGAAAGGTCGTCTTCATGCAGCCTCTGCATCACTAAAACAATTGCTCCAGTCGCCGGGTCATTTAGTCGAGTAGAAAGTGCCTCATCATACCAACGGTTACACGTATCTCTGCGCGATCGCGACCACCCGTCTACAACATTGAGTGGATCATCGATGACGATAATATCTCCACCGGTTCCGGTTAGCGTCCCAAGAACTGAGTAGGTACGACGAACACCGTGCGATGTATTTCTATAGTTAGATTTTTGGTTTTGATCGTCTACAAGAGGTATTCTATCACCGAAGAGCTGCCTAAACTTTGGACAATTTAATAGATATCTCGACTGAACAGCAGAGCCAAGAGCTAAATCTTTTGAATAGCTGCCTGTCAATATATTTAATGCTGGATTTTTTAGCCAACACCAAATTGGAAAAAACACACTATTTATCAGAGTCTTAGTACACCGTGGAGGTATGTTGATTATCAAGCGTTTAATACGTCCCGCATAAACAGCCTCTAAATGTTCACAGATTGCGCGCAAATGCCACTCGTCAACAAATTGACTTCCGTCTACAGATGACCAAAAAAGACGTACAAAATTAAAGAGAGATCGAAGACATAACTCTTGTTGAATATTAGCTAAAGACTTTATAAAAAGCTCTTGCTGTTGTTCATTATTCATTTTGTAATCTAGCTCTTGCAAGTTCACAATATTCTGCTGACAAATCTATTCCAATAAAATTTCTATTTAAATTTTTGCAAGCGACAGCAGTAGTACCGCTTCCAACAAAACAATCTAAAACTAAATCCTTTTCGTCTGTAAAACCCAAAATCAAATCTTCAAGTAATCTGATTGGTTTTTGTGCAGGATGTACTCTATTTTTTTCAACTGAATAGTCTAAAACAGTTGAGTAATACTTTATATTTTCAGATCTACGATAATTAAAAGATTCTCTATTTACATAAAAGATTAATTCATGCTGTTTGCGAAAAGGATTTCCCATACCAATTCTCCCTTTATTCCAAATTAACAAATTTTTATTTTTCCAAGAATAAAAAACCGCGAACAAAATCGGATAAAATCTATCATCACAAAAAATAAAAACTCGTCCGGAGGACTTCAGTATTCGCCCAAATGCCCGCCGTATTTCATTAAAAAACCCTTCTTGTATCGAAAGATCGGCTACATTTAGTACTTTTTTTCTACCGAATCCTGTAAGCACAGGGGTTGAATAGGGAGGATCAATTATTATACAATCTACACTGTTATCCGAAATGTCTTGCATTAAAGTTAGACAATCTCCTTGATATATTCGATTCAATTTCAGCATTAGCTACCCCCTACTATTTCTTTTTTGCGCAAATGCCTATTCATCATTTCCTCTAAATCAGTCAACTCTTTATCTGTCATATTTTCAACAGCCAATTCATACTGCTCACTGTTTGCACAGTCCTTATCAATAGCTGCACTCTGCGTAACTTCACCATATCCCATCTGTAACTGCATGAATAATTTACGTTCTTGAAAATCTTTTGAACTTTTACGTTTAGCACAATGAAAGTGCGCATTTGACACTTGTGACTTTGCCATCGCACGCCCATCCTTCCATGCAGCATACGACTCTTTATGATTTCGGATTGTCTCACCGCAGCATCCTAGAAATTTACCAATGCCATCTTGTGTATGTCCTACCTGCGCCATCGCCTCAATCACTTCTAAATCTTTTTTACTGAACTGTCGTGTGTTCCTTTTATTTCTTAGCTTCTCTTTCTTTGTAAGTTTTCTTTTAGTTTTAGCTACTAAACTGCTCTCAGCCATAGGACATCGCCTCCTTTTTTGCGTAACAAAATGCCATTTTGTTGAATATACTATATTTCGCGTAGCAAAAAAGCAAGTTATATACAGGTTATATACAGGTTATATACAGGTTATATACAGGTTATATACAGGTTATACACAGGTTATACACAGGTTATACACAGGTTTGAAAAGTGAACCGAATGCTCTTTTTCAATAAAAAACATCAGGAATTAAAAAATGGAACAAATAGAAAAAAAAGCAAACAACAGCGTGTTGTTTATGTAAGTGAATACAACGCCCCTACAGACTTTGAATGCCTCTGGCAAAAAGAAATAAGAACTAGTTTAGCAGTAAATTCAGATAATAAAAAAGGAATCGAGAAGCTATTTAGATGCAATACATAAAGCTAGCTACCACCACACCCCCCCCCTATGTCCCCATATATAAAATCATATATGATAAGAGCTGTATACTCAAAGCGGCTTACTGCTCAAGTGTTAAATTTAGCAGTTGAGTAACTGCTCAACTGCCTAAAAATAACTCCAGTAACTAATTAATAATACAGGGCATTTTAAAAATTGTTTTTGAGGAACTGCTCAAGTGTTAAATTTAGCATTTGAGTAACTGCTCAACTGCCTAAAAACTTGGGGAGATTTTTTGAGGTTATCTCCGTGCCCCCCTTATGTTCCCATATATAAAATCATATATGATAAGAGCTGTATACTCAAAGAGATAAGTAACCCATCGCCCGGGGGCAACCCCCACCCGCACCCCCTTCTCTTATCATATAGGATAAGAGTTGTATACTCAAAGAGATATGCCGCCCCAATCAATGCTGCGTTTTATTGTAAATAAATAACAAAAAACACTTGACATTAAGTAGATTAAGTATATAATAGTAAGTATAAGATCAATAATAATTAAGTATTTTAGAATTTAGTTAAGAGGAGAAATGACAATGGAAACACTTAAAGATAAAAGCACTGCAAAGTATACAGTTATTGCTGAAGTCGAACACCACGATATAAGAGATACGCAAATATCAAATTCTGATAAGTGGATTGAATTTGAATATCTTGAAGAAGGTTATCTTACACAATTTAAAGCGGAACTGAAAAACAAAAATAAAAATTCTATAAGAGTTCAGATATATATATACGATGAGTCAAGCAATACCTATATCCTCGAAACAGCTCTGACAGTAAAAGAATTTACCGCAAACGAAATTCTCTCGGCTTATTTAGTACAAGTAGAGAAAGAACATAAAAACGATTAGAAAAGTTAAAAGAAATATACGGTATTTCGGACGTTTTAGATCAATAAAAAAGAGAATACGACAATGCACGCAAAAACCATAGTTGACATCTTACTGTTGGAATTTCAAGGAGATATGTACGAACACGTAGCTCCTTGCAGAATATATTTTAAAGATTGGGAGAGATTTAACGGCATAACACTAAACGGAAAATATAATTACTATTTTGGAGATGAAAGAATACCGATAAGCAAAAATTGGCAGATGCTTGACGGTATTTTTTACTACGATATAAAAAAAAATAAATTCTATACTGAAGATTTCACAGATAAAAGAGCAATCGACACTTTCATAAAACATGTGAATAAAACTTTAATTAAGGCGGGCTACCCGGCAGCTGATACTCAGCATGACTAGAAGATGTTTTTAACTAAAAGGAGATATGACAATGGACACTTTAACTTTACACACACTATACCCAACTTGCATACTGATAGGAATTTTCTTAATAGCTATCGTGAGTAGCTGGATAGTAGGTATCATTTTAGCAACATATATCTCAAGAGGAGCTGAGCGCGAAGATACCGCTATACGCGCATCTATATCAAATCATTCGCAACACCGAGATACTCTCTAATTTCCGCAAAAGCCTCTTTTGCTCCTCGCGGAAAAATGATCTTATAACCTCGCTGTTGGGCTAATAAAGCAAAATCCCTCTGAGCTTTACTAACCACGCCACCTCTTAGCCGTTTAAGCTCAACCCAAAGCCCGTGATAGCCTTTTCGTGCTTCGGCGATAAATACGTCAGGCACTCCGGCTTTAACGCCCTCAGCAGCTAGATACACACGCTCTTTGGCCCCTTGGCGTTCATTAGCTATCTTAAACCAAAGAACATCTTTTAAAAGCCAATTTAGCTTCACAGCTAATTGTGAAGCTTCAGTATGTTCTTTTTTTAGTGTTTTAGCATATTCCATGCTCACATTTTAATGTATTTTTTGCTCGAAAACAATGTTACCCAAAAATCCAAATAAAAAAAAGCCAATAAAACTAGTACAATCAGGCATTTAGCCCATTTTGTTACCGAAATTACCGTTGTACCGTTGTTTCCCTTATAACCCATTTACGTATAGTTACTTATGTACATAATATGTAAAATATAACATAACACTTTATAAACATTAATAATAAAAGGTAACAAGGTAACAAGAGTATATAATAGACATATTGTCATTGAAAAATATACATTTTTTGTGATACCGTCGACCCCTTTTTTTAGGGTAACATTACCCTTGGTTTGTGGGTAACATTTAGTGAAATCAAAGCTATAATGTATATTAAATCTGACTAGTCTAGTAAAAGAGAATAATCCAAGTTATAATTAGATTTAATCTATTTTAATCTGTATATTTTAACTACTAAGCTTTAACCTATATCTTTTGCGTAGTTTACGCTCCTTTACTTACGAAAGTAGGGTAACAGCAGCGTGCCATTGTTACCTACAAATTTGCTTTTTTTGCTTAAGTTTTGCTTAAGTTTTGCTTAAGTTTTGCTTAAGTGTTGTACCTTATATAAAATAAATAAAAGAAAACACTTGACATAAAAGGGAAAGAGGCTATAATAGTAGGTATAAGATCAATAAAAAATACTTTTTAAGTTTAGAGGGAGAAATGACAATGGACATATCAAAACAAAGTTTTTTACAAGATATAAAAAACTACATAGATACTAAAGCTTGTGAAGAATATTTAACTGTTAGTAAAAAAAGTGAAAATGATCAAAAAGCTCTAATATCTATTAAAAAATCATTAAAAAACGAAACATTTGAACTTATTGACAAAATGTCTGAAACGTTAAAATCAGAAATTTTAGAGTTCTTAGCTGAGAAGCCAGATTTTTCTATCTACAGAGGTGCCGAAATCAGACAGATATTTAATACTTCTGACGATATAGAATTTTTTGATAGCGGCGATAAACTTGAAAAATGGTGTAGCAATAATAATATTAATTTAGATGAGCTTAATAATAGGGGGCATAACTCGTCTACATTATTAACAAATATAGAAATTATACACTATAAGATGTACAAAATAAGTTATTAAATTTTATTATTTTTAAAAAGGAGAAACATTATGAATACTGATAAAGAATGGAGAATAGCTAAAACTGATGATGACTATGACGAAGAAGGTAATGAATATATTACAATATTGAAGCGAAATAGTCCGAGTCGTCGATATTATTTGAAAAACGGGGACACGAAACACTTATACTTAAGCGACGAAGAGTTATACGCACTCGCAAAATAAATAATGAGAACGAACATGAACACTATAAAACACACTGAGTTATAAAAAGAGGAGAAACGACAATGAACTTATCATGTGATGATTTTGAAAATCTTGATATTTTATATGACAAATTACGAGAGTTTGAAACAGAATTAGATAAATTTATATCAAAGAGAAATAGAGATAAAGTTGATCATCTGCTTTTTCAAAAAAGAATGATTGAGCTAGGGATTAAAAGATTCCATAAAAAATATATTTTATAAAAAACGAGAGATGACAATGACTAATGCAGAAAAAATTAATATATATCAAGTGTTGATCGATAATTCTATTTCAGAAAGTAAAGAGTATCTATTATCTCTTAATAATAGCCCGGAAACATCAAAAAAAATTCAGCACATATTGCAACGACTTGATAGCGTTGACCACTATTTAAATGGCATTAAAAAATTAACTAATTAGAGGTTTAATTGTGAAAAACATTAATGGTAAAAGATGACTTAAAAGAAAGAAAGCGATTTAGAAATAATGAGAGTATGTTTGACTATCAAACGATGAGCCAAGTAGCCTATAGAGGGCGAAAAATTAAAAAGGAAATAAGAGATGAGTGAAAAATGTGATAGAAAAACTTGCGGAGATTGCTTTTGGTATAAAGAAAGTTCCGTTGTAGCAGAATTTTTCATTGTCCATAAATATTCAGGTTATTGCGAAGCACAACCCTCAGTTGATTCTACAGACCAGAGTTTCATGAATGTGTACGGGGAATGGGTTGGGCGAGTATCTTCTCCCTCGTTAGTTAGCAGCTTTGATTGGATCTGTGATAGGTTTAGAGCTAAAGAGTTTAGTATAGTTAAAAAGGAGAAAGGACAATGAAAATTGATTTAAGAGAGCAAGTTGCTGAACTTTTACATGATCAACAGAAGGGGTGGCTAAAATGGCTTTTAGATCGCTCACAAATTAGATGGCTTGATGAGGACATACTTGATGAGGGCATGATTAAAGTAATGAATTCGTCCTATATAGCATTGTCTGAAGAAGAAAAAGAACTATACAGAAAAGATGCAGATAATATGATAGAATTATTTGAAGATAATATAGGCTCTGAGAATGAAAGATGGGGCGAATGTTGATGAAGATTAGAGATGAATTAAAATGGCCGTCAGAATCCGGAACGGCTGGGCAAGTTCTCGTAGCAAGAAGAACTGAAACCAATAATATTTTAATAACTTGGGAAGATGACTCTGTTGATTTAGAAAGAATGACTAAAGATGAAGTACTCACATGGGAATATCTTAAGGGTATGGGTACATCATATGCTGCAAGTGTGGTTAGCGGTGGTACGCTTACGCGTAGTGAAGAACAGCGGGGACTGGCAGAAGTTCACATACGTACTAAAGCCACATATCTCTATATTAACGGCGAAAGATATAAAAGAGTAAAAGTTCCTGATAGTGATAGTTTTATCTACAACTGGGATTCAGAAGAAGGGGAAACTAATGACTAAGAAATTAACTAAAGAAGATAAACAAATGTTGATAGAAAAAGAAGCTTTCAGACTAGCCGAGTTTTTAAATAAATTAGAAAAATTATATGTAGAATATGAACTTATTCTTAATTTTGATGAGTTTGAAATAGAAAAAGAAGAAACAGTATGCGCAGTACGTCTGGGACGTCCTCAAACATTTCAGATACCTGGCGAGGTAATAAAAAGTCTTTTTAAAATGATAAATGAACGACTTCTTGAAGAAGTAAAAGAAACTGTAGATGAAATAAAAAAATGATAACAGCGTATGAGATTTATTGGATTATCAGAACCACGCATTATAAAAAATGAATCAAACATTGAAGGATTAGAAAAACTTACCGGAGAAGGTATATACTAAGAAATAGTTTAAAACAAAAGGGGAATATAAATGCCAACATTAAATGAGACGTTAATTACTGAAGTTATAAACGGAGACGTAGAGAAAGTTAAAGAATTAATAAAAGATGGGGCGGATGTTGATGCAAAAAATGAGGCTGGATTCTCAGCTTTATATCTGGCATTTAAACACGGTCATCCTAGAGTTGCCAAGTGTCTATACAGACGCGGTGTAGATTTCACGACTTTGTTAACTGATTTTAAAAAAGAGAATCATCTAGCATAGAGGTATGGTGGATATATTAGACGAGCATATAACTGACTGTAAAAATAAGGCACTAATCAGCGCCATTTGTGAAAAGGATCATGCTGAAATTAAAAAGATGCTGATGCAGGGGGCTGACCCTACTCTCAGAGATAAGAACGGTAATAGCGCACTTACATACGCTTTCGATACTGATGACTTAAACATTATTAACATTTTCATAGTAAACTCTTAGAATATGAGAGTATACTCATAAGTAGGTACATAAAGGAGGGATTCATCATGATAACTCAAAATTTCGTTAGTAGCGCGTTTCTTAGTAATATCAATATTCACAATCTGGAAACGCTTAGCCTAATAGAAAATAAATTATTTAAAAATATTCAAGAATCAACTAATTTTCTACAAGATCTAGCTGAAGATACATACCAAGATTTAATTGCTAGAGAAAAAATAATACAGAGAAAAGCATTGCTAAATAGCATTTTCCCAAATTTTAAAAAATATCTTGTTGAGAAAAAAGATCTCAGTTTTGAGAAAAAACAGCAAATTACAGCTATTAATGAGCTCATAGAGATTGTTGCATACGATGATTTAAAATATACAGTAGAGAACAGAACTAAGAAATGTAGTGAAACAGATTTTATTAATTATAGTTTAATAGAAATTTCCCAATTAGTACAAAATCATATAGCTGAAAAAACGCTAAGCCCGTTTAGATCAAGTCATCTGTTAAAAAATGTTATAAGCCCAGCGATTGAGTCTCTCAACGAAATAGATCAAAATGGAAAAACATTACAAGATAAGTTTGATGATATCAATAAATTTGCCCCACCTCTTCCTCGAATTTTAGTACAGTTACATAGTGTTATCAGAGTGATACGCGCAACTGAAAATAACTCTCGGATTAGCAGTTATGATACGATATGTATTTTGCAAAGCTTGAATACCTACTCTAAAAATATAGACATACTAGCCCGCGCTCTTCAATCAAAACTAGATCAGGCGAAAGCAAATCAAAAGTTAAATTCAGAAGATTTAAATAGAATATCAGCTTTACAGACTAATAAAGAATTTTTAAAAAACATCAAAACCGCGGTGAAGAAGGTACAATCTAATCTAAGACAATATAAATTGAATAGCATTAAAATTTTACAAGAAACAGCAAGACTAGAAGCTTTAGATATTAAAACTAAGGTTGAAGCACAAACAGCCCTGCCCATGCGTGATCGAGCAAACTCAGCACCGGCGCTTCTTGAAATAACACAAGAGCATATTCAATCTGCGTATGTATGTGCGCACGTTACTCTTGACGAAATTATCAAAGAAATGCAAAGCTTCTATAAACAACATTTTGAAAAATTTGGGATTTTTAATCCGCTTGTACGTTTACTATCTTCATCTTTCAGAAATGATCGAAAAGAGCTCAGTACTAGATTGAACAAAATAAAAGACTTACAAAAAGAAATCAAAAAACATCCAGAACTATATACTCAATCAACCGCGCCCGCATGTGAAAGTTTAAAAGAACTTACAGCTAAAATACAACAAGCGATACAGAAAGATATTAGCTTACAAGATCAATCTCTTTCAACTGCTAAAAAAACTCACCGTTTTAGTTTCTGTCCTTCCAGCAAAAACGTTTTTGCTTTTCAAGAAAAGCTTCAAAATCTAGCAGCGCAATCCATACACGATAAGTCAGATGCCGCGATCGTAACTACTTTACTTCAAGAAAAAGATTACATTTCTGCAGCTAACGTACTCAGACAACTTGAGGAGAAAGAAAAAGAGAACCTACACACTCCTCCTCCTTGTGATGTAATAAGACCAAGATCACAATCGTTATCAACAGATACTCTTGAATATGCTGTAAAAAGACCAAGATCACAATCGTTATCAACATCATTAGTGTTGACACGTAGATATTCAGCTTCGGATTTGATCGATGATTCTAATAGAATACAGCTTAGCAAAGAAGACGTAAAGGCATCGCTCAAGCAAACCGCGGATTCGCTTACGCATTTAGTTAATTGTAAAAAACTAGACACGCACACTTTAAAAAATAAACTTAAAGCTGCACAAAAAAATAAAGAAACATATTTAGAGGCAACTTCTCTTTGGAGAGCACTTGCGCAGCAAGGCTTGTTCGGAAGTCTCGCTTATAAGAAACGTAGTACTGCATCGATATTTAAACTCGTAGCATCGGCTCCGGATCGAACGCTAACAGCCTAATTTAGTTCATTTTTCACGAGCGTTTTGCATAAAAAATGCTCTTTCCCCTTTATTTTGTAAACAAATAAAAGAAAGTACTTGACATTAAGTAGCTTAGGCGTACACTGATAGGTATGCGCTCAATAAAGTACATTTTTATTATTTTAAGAGAGGAGAAGAAAATCAAACTAAACAAGCTAATTGACAACGCTACGCAGATAAAACATAATGTACAAACTCAAATAAAATAAATAAGAGGCATGTAATGAGTGAAAACGAGCACGTAATTGATACTGACGATTTTATAACCGCCGGTGAAGTCGCAGAAAAACTAAACATCGGGCACTTAGCTGTTCTGCGCTGGTGCAGAGAGGGACTTATTCCTGGATATAAAATTGGTAAGCTTTGGCGCATAAAAAGAAAAGATCTGGACGCTTTCATTAAGAAAGGGTTTAATGATAATACTACCGTCGTTTAATTAAGGCATAGATTAAAAGGCAGTAGCCTATAAGTCAATGATTCTATTTAGTTAATTTCTATAAGCGGCGAGATCTTAGTCTATTAACTAGATCTCGCCGCTTATAAACAATCAAACATTCTCAATGTTAATGCTAATGTTAAAGGTAAAAAATGGAAGATGCTATTTTACAAGAGAGCTGTTTTTTATCTGGATTGGGATTTAACATTATCTTCTTAAAACCAAAACTCAAAAGACCCATCGAAAATAACTGGCAATGTACAAAAAAAAGAAATGAAAAAGAATTAATTGCAGATTATCAAAAAATATATAGCTCTTTAAAAGTACAGCCAAACATCGGCACTGTGCTGGGTGAATATTTCGCAGAACAAAATGCCTATCTTATCGGTATAGATATAGATTTGCGCGAAGATACAAAAGAGAATAGAGCTGAGGTTTCAAAAGCGCTAAAAACAATACTGACAGAGCCTTTTAGCACATACCCATGCGTAATTTCTGGCGGAAATTTAAAGCTCTCAAGACATTTCTATGTACTATCCAAAATCCTTATCCCAACAACAAAATTTGCACATTCTGGTACACAGGTTGCAGGGCTGGACGGTAAAAAACATTATGCTTGGGAGATAGATATCGGAGGGAAAGGCAAACAGTTTGTATTGCCTCCCTCAATTCATCCGGACACCGGCAGCCGCTATGTGTGGGTTAATAAAAAAGCACTCGAAAAAATACCCGTTGTCGATTTTACAAAAATTCTTGAAGAAAGAAAAACAAACTTAACTATTACACAAGAATCCGCGGACATAGATAATTCTAGTTTAGAAGATAAAATATTAAACTTACCGACAAAAACTCTATACAAAATAACAGAAGGGGTTGACGGTGAAAACCTTGAAAGAGACAGGTCTTCATTGATGATGGATGTAATGCTATCTTTAGCTCATCAGAATTTTTCAATAGATGAAATTTTAGAAGTCATGACAAAAGCTGAGTATAAAATTTCTGAAAAAACTTTGGAAAATAGATCATTAGAAAAAGCTAAAGCATGGCTTTTGCCACAAATAAAAAAAGCCATGATTACTGTTGTCTCTCAAAATATCGACGCAAAAAATAGTAATTTTATTTTTGACAAAAACGGAAATCTAATCAAAAGTATTTTAAATACGTTAGCTTTTTTACACACTAAAACCGAATTACAGAATATAGTAAAATATAATACTTTTTCAGAGAGAATTGAGATATGTAAAAAACTACCGTGGTCTGACTCGAGTAAACTGAAATCGTTTACGCGAGGCTGGACGGATGATGATACTGTTTTGTGTAAAGTCCATCTTGCTCAGAGCTATGGCTATGAGATCGGAAAAAATCAAATTGACGAAGCCATGATCGCACTCGCGCACTTGAATAGATATCATCCGATAAAGGATTATCTCGATAGTTTAGTGTGGGATGATATCTCTCGGCTAGATACGTGGCTAATTGACTATTGTAAAGCTGAAGATAACATCTACGTGCGTGATGTAAGCCGAAAAGTATTATTAGCTGCAGTTGCTAGAATTTATGACGCAGGATGTAAATTTGATAATATTCTGGTTTTAGAAGGAAAACAGGGCATTGGAAAATCTCCGGCACTATCCATCCTCGGTGGTGATTGGTTTGCTGACAGCATCGGTGATATTAACAATAAAGATGCAGTCGCAGCATTACAGGCAAAATGGATAATAGAGCTATCTGAATTAGAGCCGGTCACAAAAGCACAAAGTGAAACTTTAAAAGCGTTCATCAGTCGTCAGTCTGATAGATGCAGATTAGCTTATGAGCGACACGTACGTGATTTCCCGCGGCAATGTATTTTCATTGGTACAACAAATAACTCTACTTATTTAAAAGATGAGACGGGAGGTAGACGATTCTGGCCTGTTAAGCTAAATGGTTTTATTGATTTAAAAAAATTAACAAAAAATAGAGATCAGTTATGGGCTGAGGCTCGAGATAAATATTTTAGCACAAAAGAAATTTTAATGTTAGATAGACAAGCCTCTGCCATTTTATCTGTACAATTTCAAGAAGAAAAAAGAGAGCATGATGACTGGGAAGATTATATTGCGGCTTATCTTAGTGATAATAATAAACTAAAAATCACAGGGCGCGATATCTGGGTGGAATGTTTTGGAAAATCCCCGGCAGATTATGATAGACGAATACAAAAACGTATAAGCTGCATAATGCAGGCATTAAACTGGGAACGAAAACCGTTTAGAGATGAAAGAGGAGCTTTGGTAAAGGGCTTTGTAAAATAAATGAAAGAAAACACTTGACATTAAAGAAAAGTAGTATATAATGTTAAATATAGGGGGGGGGATAATCTCTTAAAAAAATCAAATCACAGAGCTAGAGAAATAAAAATAAAAACATCAGCTTTAAAATAACAAAAATAAAAAACAAGAAGCTCTAATTAGCTAAAAAAAACAGAGCCCCCCGCTTTTTTTTAGAATAAAGGAAAATGAAATGAATGGGAATTTATATACTGAATGGAAGAAAAAGAATAAAGATCCAAAATATATAGACCAAAAAGAGCTATACAAAATATTATCATTAAAAGAAATTGATTTTTTTATTTGTGAATTTTTTAGAGATCTAGAAAAAGTGTTTTTAAAACACAATGTTATATTCAGCTTTTTTGGTCTAAGAAAAGAGACAGAAGATGGAAAGACGTGTTTTAAATGGAAAGGCGAGCATATGTTTTTAACTGAAGATAAAACCATAAAAGAAATGTTTAGCTTTCTTACTGAACAGTACAAAAACACTCTGTGAGTATAGATGAAAATGCGTGAACTAATTCAGTGGCTAGAATTCAAAGACTATCGCGGACTGGAGTTTATAGCAAAAATAAAAAAACAAGAAGCTCTAAAAAAACCAGCATTTCCCCGCTATTTATTTTAGAATAAAGGAACAAATAAAATGAACGAAAATAAAAGCTGTAAAGACTGTAGGTGGTGTATTGATGAGCATCAATCTGCCAGATATTCTTTTCTTTCAAGTATGAAAGACAATATACATTCATCTGTCCACATTTGTTGTGCTGAATGCCACTATCACTCTGCAAATAGTTACGAATATATAACAGATGACCATACTACAATACATAGCCCTTTCCCCTTAATTGATGAAAACGATTGCGCATGTTCCTGTTTTACTTCTAAATTAGAGCACAATTAAAAAATGAAAAAATATAACTGGCATTTATGCCCAAACTGCAAACATTATATTCTAAAAAATCAAAAACCTTTTTGCCGAAACACGTATCTGGATGGGGATGATACTCTAGGTTCAAAAAAAGTATTAATGTGTTCTGATTTTGAGGCTAAAAAGGGTTCGGATTTTAATGTATATGCAGCATTACAGAAAGATACCTTGGGCATTCGAGATGACTTAGAGAGATATTTAAACGAAGAGGAGTAAAAAATGAGCGAAAGTAAAAAATTAGAAACATTAGAAGAGCACAATGCCAGAAGGCGTGAAGCTCTAACGCAAAAATCTAGAGAGGTCCCTAGATTAAATGGTATTGCGTGTCCTAAGTGTGGAGCAGAATTATATGACAGTGATCCTTGGAGCACATTAGCGAGCTATCCGCCGAAAAAAGACGTACATTGTAGTAAATAGGAGAGAAAAAAATGAGTAGTGAGGCAGAAAGATATTTTACAGATGATGTTATAAAACATTGTAATCTTGAGAAATTTATAAAAAAGCATGTGGATTCATTTATAATGAATCATCAGCTCATTGCTCATTATTT